CTCCTTTCTTTACTCGTTATCTTAAGTACTTACGTCGACTGTATCGACGAAAATACCGCGTACTTTCGCGTTGGCTGCGGTTGAATCCCAGTCAATCGGCTGAAATACGCCCTTGGTCGCGGTGCCGGTGATACACTGTCCGTCGGTGTGCAGCGTGTATCTTGAGCTGCTCGAAATGTCCGTATCCTCGGTCTGGAGATAGCTCTCCCAAACAACTCCGGGTGTCGCGGCAAGCACAAACGGTCTTACCGGGCCCTGCGTTGCTATGACCTCATCGAACATTGCTATGTAGTGCGCGCCTTCGTCCGTGTCCTGGCCTACTCCGCTTGATACCGGTTCGGCATATCCCGATACGATAACAGCCGCCTGTCCGGGCTTCCAGGTCGCGTCACCCGCGGGCAGATATACCCACGGCGCCGGATTTCCGCCGGCATAACTGTATGGTAAAAACATGCTTAATTCATCCTTTCTTAATTTGTCGGTTGTAATGCGCTTGTATTTCCGCGTCGGTTGCGTGCGGGTTAAACAACCGGTACTCCGCGGCTATGTCCGCCGGAACCGGTGTTGCGCCGCTGCCTCTTGCCGATGCGGGCGTGAGATGGTTCTTGTTTGTTGCGGAGTTCAGCGCGGCTTGCTTTGCCGCCGCCTGTTTAGCTTCGATAAGCCGCTCGAAATTCGTTGCCTTGAACGCCGTGACAAGGTCGCTTCCGCTTTTGACAAGCTCGTAAAAGCTTTCGTATGTGGGCAGCTTCTTGATATCGTCAAGACTCTTCACGGTCGCGTCAAGCTTCGAAATCGCCGCGAGCTCCTCGTTTATCTTCGCCTTCGCGGCTTCCGCCGCGGCTTTTTGGTTCTGCTTTTCAAGCCTTTGCGCGGCTTCCGCCGCAGCTTTAACCGCGGGATGGCCGGCAATCAGCTCGCTTAGTACCTCCTCGCTTAGTCCCGTTTTCTTAAGCTGCTTGTCGGTTATCTCGGCTTTCCTTCGCGCCTGATAAGCGTCAAACTGCTCCTTGCTCTCTATCGGTTTCCCCGTATACGGGTCAATAAGCTTCGCCGCTTTGAACGCTTCGCTTATCGCTTCGGCCGCGTGCTTTTCGGATTCCGCCTTTGCCGCCGCTATTGCCGCGTCGCGTTCCTCCTCCGCTTTCCGTCTGGCGGCGGCATACTTCGCGTTTTCCTCGGGCGTCTGCCCGGGCTTCGCCGCTTTCCCCGTTTTATCCGGGTCACCGTCGCCTTCGGGTGTGTCGCTGTTCTCCGTTTCTTCCGGGTCCTTCGTTTCTTCCGGATCCTTTGTTTCTTCCGGATCTTTATTTCCTTCCGGATTATCTTCCGGGTTTTCGGTATCTCCTTGGCCCGCAGGGTCGACGGGGTCCTGCGCTGATACGTCTATGCCGAATACCTCGTTGTAATCAATTCCACTCATTTTTTTCTCCTTTGGATTTTTACGCTTTTCCGTGCGAGTTTTTTCCTTTGTTTTTGGGTTACTTGCCGGTACGCAGATCGGTGCCGGTCTTGACCGACGCTTTGCCTCTCTTGCCGTCGGGCTTTACGGGCGCCTTAACCGTCTGCGCTCCGCTGTTTTTGATTTTGCCGACATAATCCTTGCCGCTCATAGCATCGTACCTCCTTCTCCCATATTCGGCATTTTATTTATTACGGGCATCTGCCCGGTAGCCGCTTTGTTCGCAAGCGACGCGGCGAGCGCGTCTTCCTGCGCTCGGTTATACACCGCCTGCTGCTGCATTTCCGCCGCCTGCTGTTTTGCAAGCTCTTCTTCTAAGTGCTTTTTTGTCTCCGAGGCGCCCGGATAGTGCAATAGCTCCATCTTCGTCCAGAAAAGTATCAGTGTTAAAATACTGGTCGGATCCCCGAACGCGCCGGTCTGAAGGTTCATGCGCGTTTCCTGCCACATTGCCTCGCGGTTGGAGGCAAGCGGCGCACTGTCGTCGGTCGAAAACAAAAACTGATCGTTCCAGTACCATTGCCCCGCGGCGTCCTGCTCCAAAAAGTCGTAACGGTTGAATTCCTTGTATTCCGCGTTTCCGTTTACGTCTTTAGACACAACCGGACGGGGCTCATCGGCGTATGCGAGCTTGAATTTGAAAATTGCCTCAAACAGTGCCGCGTATGCCGCGTTTTTCATAACCCGTTTTGACTCAAGCCGTCCGGCGGTTTGTGCCGCGGCGAATTCCTTTGCCTTGCCCGAAGTCGCCGTTGAATCCTTCCGGCCCTGGAAGCTGTCGGTTATGCCGATTATCTGCCGCGCCTCCTCATACACCTGGCCTAAATACACAAGGTCCTGGCTGACATTCGCCTCCACCGTCATTACGTCGATCATGGCTTTGTCGGCAGGGTTTTTCAGATGTATTACCTTTACTTCCTCGTTTTTCGTTGATATCTTTGTATCGGGCGGCAACAGAAGGTAACTGCCTCCCTTGCACAGCTTGTCTATTATCTTCGCCTCAAGCCGATTTGTCGTGTTCTGCTGGTCGGATATCTTGTCTATGTCCGAATCGCCTAAAAGCTGACCGAATACCGAGACGTTTTTCTGAAGGACAAGCGGGAACATGTCCGGCTTGTAATACGGAATCTTTGTCGGCTCCCTGACTATTTCGATTATCGGGACGCCGTTCTCGTCAACTCCGACGCTGCGTTCCGTTGTCTCGGCGCCCGGTATGACCTTCCCGTTTGAGGTTGTTACAGGCTCGTATATCTCCTCATATTCGAGTATCGCGGTCTCGAGTCTTCCGCCGCAATACGGGCAGGTGTTTTTGCTTGGGTTCTCCTTCTTTTCGGGTCGTGTGCCGTCGTATGTCGGCTCGCCGATAAAATCTATATCCGCGGGCACAGTCAATCCGCATTTGGTGCATTTGCGAAGTCGGCGCGCCTGATAATCCTCAAGATTCTCCAGCTCCGTATCGTTTACCCAGCTGTAAAGATCTATCCCGCCGCTGTCGTTTCGCATATACCCGATATACTGCGTTACGAGATCGTTTGCCGGGTCGGTGTCGACGGCCGATTTGATTTCCGGCTCCGCTTCGTTTTCGTCCCGAACATCAACACCGTACCGCCGCTTTATGTACTCCTTTGTCGTCGGGATCTTGAGTATGACAAAGTCCATATCCTCTATCGCAGAAAAAACCCCGTCCTGCGGAACAAACTGCTTCGGATGCCGGACGCTTATGCTTACCTCGCCGATTGAAGTGTGCGTGTGCTTGCTGTTGTCCCATTCGATATGATAAAGTCCGCCGCCTTGTATCGGTACGGTTCTCTCCTGTATGTCGTTTATCTCCTCCGTCGGCAGCCGGTCAAGCTCGTTTCTTATCATGTCCTCAATAAGCTTCGCGAGATTCTCATCCTCTTTCCGACGTGCGGTAACCTTGGGTTGCGGGATCGAGCTGTTTATCTGAGACTCTATCACCTCGGCCGCGATATTTCGCCTGTGCGGGGTGGTTTCCTTTGTGTCTCCCTCAACCACCGGCAAAAGCTCTGCGCTGCCTTTGTAAATAAGCTCCCGCCCGTCCATCTTCGCGACCTCGGTCTCCCAGGCGTTTTGATTCCGCGAAAGCCGCTCCTGCCAGCTTTGCAGTTTCTCCTTGTTTCCTTTCATAAAAAACGCTCCTATCGCTTGGGCTGTCCCCAGCGCTTTATTAAATACTCGCGCAGCTCCTCGCTTGCGTTCTCGTAGTCTTCAAGCATGTCCTTCGTCCACTTGGTCTGCCCGTTTTGCGGCGGCGCCTCTATGTATTCCTGCTGCGGCCGGACATAGTGCGCAATCGCAAGCGCCATTACCGTGTCATCGTGCGCGCCGTCTATCGCCTCCGGCCGGAAATTCTCGTTTCGGACAAAGGTGAGCATTTCATTGATCGTCACATCGTCGCATACAAGCGTCGGATCCTCGCGTATCGCCTTTATCAAATTCGCGATTATGACCGGCCGGGTCTTGGAATTGGTTGAAAAGCCGTAGCTGTGCTTTATCTTGTGCGTGTAGTCGTCTATTGTCTGCCTGACGTATATCTTCGGGTATCGCAGCCGTTCCAGCTCCATAACCGGGTACGTTGAAAAGTTTGTCTCCGGCGCAATCAGCGCGGTATTGTAATACATGCCTAAGCAGTATATCTGTTTGGCGTATAAATCCTCATCGAATTTGTGCCGCATTACGGCAACCTGCTTCCCGGTCGTGTTGTCTATCACCTGTGCGGTAAAGCAGTCAGAGCCTTCCCCGGCCGTGTCGCCGCCTATGACATACGGCCGTCTCTCCTTCGGTTCTTCGTATATCCGTATGAAGCCGTCGGGATTGTCATAAAAGCTTCTGTCTTTCAGCGCCGAGCCGCTGTCTTTGTATTCAAACATACCCACGCGCCCCGGCTTAATGTTTTCCTGTAGCCTTTTTGTAAGCGCCATATTGTCAAACACGCTCGTACCGGTTACGCCCCATTTGCCGAGACAGTAAACCATGTAATAGTACGGGTCCGTGTCTTTGTACGCCTCAAGCGTTTGTATGGCGTCTTCCGACAAAAAGCGGTTGTCCTTGTAGGTGCTGTGGTGGGTTTTCGCTCTCGGGTCGGGAGTCGCCGGGTCAAAAAATTTGTTTTTCAGCCAGTGCAAAAGCGAAATCGGGTTAAACGATAGGATTATCTGCTGATAGTAGGACGTTTTTTCTCTTAGTCGTATGTCCAGCTGATTAAAATCCGATTCGCTTAGTTCCGTTGCCTCCTCTATCCATATGCCCGTAACGGCGTATATCGATTTTAGCTTTTCCACGTTGTCAAGCCCGGAGAATATTATCTCGCTTCCGTTTTTGAATTTTATATACATATCCGATGATTTCCCCATCGGGATCTTTGCCGTCTCGTTTCCGTAATGCGTGAGCGCTTGCCTTTTTAACTGCTCAAAACAGGATTCGCGTATCGTTTTATCTACCTTCCGGCAGACAAGTATTCTGTGCCCGGGTTCCGATGACGCTCTCTCAAGTATCTTCCGGCCGGCGAATATGCTCTTCCCCGAGCCGCCGCCGCCCATTAACACAAGGTATCTCTTTTTGCAGCCGTACAGCGGCATGAAGGTTTTGTTTGAGGTCTCCGAAAGATTCTTATACCAGGCCGCGGCAATGGCCGCTTTTTCAATCTCCCATTGTGTCCGGCTTTCCGTCGCCCTCACCGTCGCCCTCACCGTCCCCCTCGCTCTCGCCGTCGTTCTCGCTTTCTCCGTCGTTCTCGCCGTCGTTTTCTCCGTCGCCCTCATCGTAGCCTTCGCCGTAGCTTTCTCCGTCGCTTTCTTTCAGCGCCGCGGCTGTCTCCATAATCAGCTTAAGTTTCTCTTCCATGCTCATACCCGACGCAAGCAACGCCTTTTGCGCGTTTGCCGAGAAGTCTATTTGCGTTTTTCTTGTTTGCCCGAAGTTCTGCTCGAGATCAAACATAATTCCCTGCAAGCTTTTTTGTCGTATGTCCAGCTCGCGTTCTAAATACGCTCTTTTGCGCGCGCGTGCGTACGTTATCGCTTCAAGATATTCCGGTCCGTATTCGTCCATATTTGCATAGTTTGACCACGTCTGCGCCGTGATTCCCAAATACAGCTGCAGCGCGGTTATTGACGGCGGCTCTACCCATTCCAGACGCTTTATGGCCTGCCCGGCGTTGTTATATACATCGCGGAGCTCTCGAACCGGGTTGCCCCAGCGGTCTAACTCTCCGGTTTCTGCCCATTCCTTAACCGTTATTGTACGGGAAATAGAGTTGAAATATTTGTCAATGGCTTTTTTAAGCGCGGCGCCGCTGTCGTATTTGCGCGGTTGACCGACTCCGTAAGGCTTTTTTTTTGCCATTTTAATCCCTCCGCTTCTCCTTTTTTAAAGCATATCACACAATTACTCTCCGTTATCACCGCTTTTTGAGTGTTTAAATTCCCGCGCGTGCGGCAAATTGCGATCTTCTTTTTTTCTTGTTGTGCATGTTGTACAATTTTTTCATTTTTAGAACGTCAAAGAGAAGTATCCGGCAAAAGCATTTCTCAGCTCGTTTCGGATTTCCTTGAAAATCATATTTAAACGCAAATAAACCCCTTCAACCGGAAGGGGTTTATTTTTTGATTTTTTTCATTTTT